AATATAACCTCCATATAAAAACGCTGGCCGATAGTCAAAAAGAAGCCCAAAAAGCCGCCATAAAAGAGCAACTCCTGGAGGCAGTACTGGGTAAAGAAGTAAAGACTATAAAACAGGCACGAGAACAAAATAAGCTATTAAACGAACTACGAAACGATGCGGACCTGGAGGAGCAGACCGAGCTACTGGGACAACTCAACGACCAATTAAATAGAAATAACGACCTAATAAGGGAGAACGTAGACGCTTATACCCAGCAAAAAATAAACGTAGGTAACTACAAAGACTCTATAGTGGAGGCCTTCGAGGAGGTAAACATATTTAGCGGAGGACTACAAAACCTAGGAGGTAATTTGTTGAGAGTGGCCGGAAATTCTAAAGAGGCGGGAGGATCTTCTAAACTTATGGGTAATGCCCTAGGAGGTGCGGCCAAAGGAGTTTGGGGACTTACTAAGGCGTCTCTTGCTTTTATCGCTACTCCTGTAGGTGCAGTTATCGCCGTACTAGTGGGGGCGTTCCTACTTATTAAAAACGCGATGAATCGCTCGGAGGAGAGCACTAATAAACTTACTAAGGCCTTTGCTCCTCTACAGGGCATAATTAACGGGGTACTAGCCGTATTAGAACCTCTCGGAGATTTTCTTATAGATGGGATAGTCGGAGCAATGGAGTTGGCTACGGCGGCCATATTCGAGATACAAGAGGCCTTTGCGGACTTACTATCGTTTTTAGGTTTCGAAACTGCCGCAAACAATGTACGAGACTTTAACGACAGTCTAAAAAGTGCCGCCGCGGGAGCCGCTTCTCTTGCCGAGGCAGAGGCCGAGTTAGTCAAAATGCAACGTAAAGCCAGACTAACACAACTGGAGTACCAAAAAGACGCGGAGAAACTAAGACAGGAGAGAGATAACGAGCAGTTAAGTATCACCAAAAGAATCGAAGCAAACGAGAAACTAGGAGTAGTACTGGAACAACAACTACAGGACGAACTAGCCATCGCACAAACAGCGTTAAAGGTTGCTAATTTGAGAGCAGCAGCAGAGGGAGAAAGTGCCGCAGTATTGGACGAACAGGCCGCTGCCTTGGAAACTATAGCCGACATAGAAGAGCGTATAAACTCCCAAAGATCCGAACAACTTACGAACAGAGTATCCCTTCTAAAAGAAGCGGAGGAGAAGCGCCAGGAGGCGATAGATAAGACCCTTAAGAAAATGGAGGAGGAGCTCGCCTTATTTGTAGCACAACAAGGAATAAGAGCCAAAACTTTAGAACAGGAGATTGCCCAAGAGAAGGCCGTATCTGAGTTACGTAAGAAAATACTAGACGAAGAGTTAGCAGCGAAAAGGATATCCCAACTAGAGTACGAAACCGAAATAACAAACATGCGTAACGAGTTCGGAGCGAAACAAGCCGAACTCTTTATCGAGAACGCCGCACGAGAACTAGAGGCCTACAAACAGGTCGTAACAGAAAAACTAGAAGCAGAGGAGTTCTTAAGCGACGAAGTACTGGCCCAAAGAATCGCACAGAACGATGCGATACTCGCACAAGAGAGAGAGTTCCACGAGCTCAGACTAGAACAGGGGGTAATAGATCAAAACGAATTTGATGCCATTATAAGAGAGGCAAAGGAGACAAACCGACTAACCAACAAGGCCCTAGACGAAGAGAGAGAGGCGGTAGAAAAAGAGGAGAGATTAGCCCTTCGTGCGATAGAGTTCGAGGAGGAGATTGCCCGTATGTTAGAAGAGAAGGCGACCCAGTTAGAGATAGAGAACGAGGTAGCCACACAAAACAAAGAAATTGCCTTAACGAGGTTGGAGGAGGAACGTATCGACGGACTGATAAGTGAGGAACTCTACCAAAAGAGACTGGCACAGATAGACCGAAAATACAAAGAGGGAGAAAAACAAAGAGCCGAGATACTAAGAGATCAAAAAATAGACGCAGTGGCAGGAGTGTTCAATGCTGCCGCGGGTATCATAGATAAGAACTCCGCCGCAGGTAAAGCCATAGCCTTGGCACAGGCAGGTATTAATACTTACCAAGGAATATCTGCAGGAGTTAAATTAGGATACCCCGCCGCCCTACCTGCCGTAGCTTTTGCCTCTCTTACTGGTTTTAAAGCCGTAAAGGACATAGCTAAAAGTAAAGTACCTAGTGCCAAAGGTTCGGGGTCTGTAGGTGGAGGTGGTGCCGTAGGATCTAGCGGAGGCGGAGGTGGTATAAATCTAACCGGGTCCGGGATAAACCTAACCGAGATCGCCTCCAGTAATAATCGAGCCGTACAAGATCAAATAGAGAGCAACTCGAACGGACGAAACATAGAGGAGGCAGTGGAACGAGGTGCGGCCGCAGGAGCAAGAACAGGTACAGAACAAGGAAGCCAGGTAGGGATAGAAAACCTAACGGACAATCGAGATATACAACAACAAAGCAGTTTTTAACTATGGGTCCTATAGAATCGATGTTTAAAAAAATAAAGTCTATTGCTCAGAACGGACTAGAACCTTACGAAATAGGTAAAAATAACCTGGAGACAGGAGATAAAGAAGCGGAGGATAAAGCCCGAGATAGGGCGACCGTTTGCGGAGACTGCGACTTAATAACGGACGAACCTATCGATATGTTAAAAGTAAAAGACACCTCTATACCGATACTAGACAGTAAAATGTGCGGCGATTGTTGTTGCAGCCTACCCTATTTATTAAGACAAGACCTTAAGATTTGTAAAAAATGGCAAGAGTAACACCCGTACAAAAACACCTTTTCGTCTCTGAGAATATGGATCTAGTCCGCAGACTAGTAAAAAGCGGAGACCTCAGCGGTAAGATACTGGCCGATTATAAAATGTATACTACTTATAACTCTCTTCCAGGAGAGTCCAAAATGACCGACTACGAGACGGCAGGAGAGGTCTGCGGTTGTGGTTCTCGTACAATAATGAACGCTATAAAAAGCATGGAGTCGGTAATATAAACAGTATAAACAATAATTTGTAAGACTTCTTACAAACGAGCTACCTTGTTTTATTTCTACTTTTGTAGTAATGGAAGGTAAAATCTACATTATAGGCCACATAGGCGACATAGACGGAATTATAGGAGTTACTCTTATAGACGTTCTATCCCAGGTTAAAAACCAGGAGACGGCCACTTCCTTTACGGTCTACATAGATAGTCCAGGCGGAGAGGTCGAAGTAGGAGAGAGTATCTACAAATATCTTAAAGCCTTGAAAATACCGGTAAAAACGGTAGGATCTAATATGGTTGCAAGTATAGCAACTGTAATTTTTATGGCTGGAGATACCCGTGTAATAAATGAAGGTTGCGAGTTTATGATCCATTTACCAATGGGAGGGATAGACTACGCTACTGCCGACGAGTTAGAAAACTACAGTAAGGTTATAAAGAATATCGAAAATAGAATGATTAAATTCTACTCGGACGTTACTGGTATGGAGAGAGAAGCGGTAGAACCTTTACTAAAAAATGAAACTTGGCTAACGCCCGAACAGCTTAAGAGCTTCGGATTTATAACAGGAGACACTCCTCTAAAAATCACTGCGAAGGCACGAGTATCTAAATTTAATACTAATAAAAAAAATAGAAAGATGGCAAAGTCAAAAAAGACTAAAAATAAGTTTTGGGCCAAAATGGAGGCCCTGCTAGACGATTTTAGTAAAGCGGGTAAAGCGACAAATTTAATTTTGTTAGCTGCCGACCAGACAGAGGTAGACTTCTTCGAACTAGAAGAGGGTACGGACATTAGCGAAGGTGCTAGAGCCCGTATAGACGGTAAAGATGCAGAGGGGGAGATAACGATGGCCGACGGTCGTGTAATCACTTTCGAAGCAGGAGCAGTTAAAACAATCGTAGAGGCTTCGGGAGGAGACGACGACGACATGGACCTGGAAGAGGCTATGCAAGCTATCGAAGATTTAGAGGCCGACAAAGCGGAGGACGCTTTAGAAATAAAAGCCCTTAAAAAAGAGCTTAAGGCTAAAAACAAAATAGTTGCCCGTATCAAAAAGGTACAAAGTAAGTTCGACGACAAAGGAGGCAAAGACCGTCAAGGCGGACGTAAGGGTAAGAAAAATAAAAAGAAGTCTGACTTTGCGCAGGCAATGTCTAACATACCTAAAAACTAGAAAATGAGTTATACAGATAATTTTGTATCATACCTTTTACCATTAGTTACGGACTTAGTGTCTGCAGAAAAAATGGAAATGAGCGAAATGCTTTACAGTAAGGCCTTTATGGACTCTCCTATCGGAGAACAAAACGAAATAGTAACGGGAGTACGTAACGGTAACGTTATGCCTGTTTTAAAAGACACTCCTCAGCCGGAGTCGTTCCCTTTTGTGGATGCGTCTAGCTGCGACGAGACAGATTGCGATTTGTCGCATGAGTTCTCTAGCCATAAGTGGGAGATAGGTCTAATAGAGTGCCGTGTAGGTATTTGTCTTAGAACGTTTAACGAGAATTTCCTAAAATTCTTTAACGCCGTAAGACAAACACAGACGGGAGACATAGACGTAAACACTGCTTTACTTATGTTTATCTCGGATAAATTTACAGAGAACTTGAACCTCTCTACTTGGAGAGTAGCGTACTTCGGCGACAAGTCGAGCGGTTCTGTTTTCTTTAGTGGAGTAGATGGTATCTTTACTCAAATGGAAGCGAACGCGGCCCAGGTAATAGATATTACTCAAAACGACGGAGGAACGTTTGCTCTACAAGCTATCACAGGCGAGGAGGTATATGACTACTTAGTAGCTATGTACGAAAAAGCAGCGGAGCAACCTTGGTTTGATCCTTCTATTATGCAGTACAAAGTTACTCGTAGTATGTCGATTAAGTTAGTATCTTGGTTAAACTCTCTAGGTAAAAAAGCACCTAATAACTGTGAATGTATCGACCCTGCTGCGGCAGTCGCTCGTAACGTTTATATGCTAGAAGGGTTAAGTATTAACGGAGTACCAGTTAATACCCATAACGAGTTCGATAGTGTTATTAATTTCTCTACCGAATTGAACGGAGGAGGAGGCGTTAACGCGAGAGTTAACCCACACAGGGCTATACTTACATACCGTGAAAACGTATTAATAGGAACGTCGGAAACTGAGGCGCTTAATAGCTTCGACATTTGGCACTCTAAAGACGACAACAAGGTTTACCTTAAAGGTAGTTCTTACGTTGGAGGAGGAGTTCCACTTACAGACGAGTATATCCTAGGTATTTAAGAAGTACCCAGGTAATAAATAATAGGAGCCGTACCCTTAGACGGTACGGCTTTTTAACTTTTTAA